CTAGGCTTGCTAGAAGTCGTTGCGGGGGCAACGGATTCGTATCCACACTCCCACTGTTCGCTGCATCGGAAGTCCGCTTCTTTCGTGCAGTAATAGAACGCGTTTTCCCTGGCGGTGTCGGACGTTTTGTGCTGGATGTTAGGGTGTTGCCCATTGAAGTCCCACTGACTTGCGATTGTCCTATCGATTCGCTTGTCGTATTCGATGTACGCGTGGTAGTGCGTACCCCCATCCTGGTGATGCTCCTCACAGCAAACGTAGCGGGCGGGCTTCAGACGCGTCTCTATAAATAGAGCTAGCTCGTCCACCGTTCCCTCTGTCCTTGCCCAGGTCAGTAGGAATCCAGATCCAGTGACGCGTCGTCCAGGCATTGTGTAACGCGAGGCCTTTATTCTCTACTGTGTGTGTGTTTTCGCCCAACAAGATTCAGGCGAAAAGCCCCCGGCTTTTATATGCCCTCCCGCGCCCTCACCCGCGGCGGCTACGCCCGTCGCTACCTCCCTCTCGCTGCGCGTGCAACTGGATACGCTGTCCGATCAGCGTACAACAGTTTCAAGTCGCGTTCCGCAAACACTACCAATCAGTCGCGTCGCCAACTCCAATCAGCTCCTGCACCAATCACTGGCTTTGAAGATGCGCGTACAACGTACACGCACAAGCGTATGCCGCGTCGCAAGAAGCGCATGTGGAGGCGTTTCGTTAAGAAATCTCGCGCTGTAACTCTCGGACTCTCTGCCCCAAACTTCTTGGTGATCACCCGTAACTTCAACCTTACAAGTACGGTGAACAAACAAGGCTACACAGATATCCACACTGTGCTCGGCTGTGCTGGTAGTAGCACTACCAACGATATCAATCAGATAGCGTCCCGTGTCCAGGCGGTCACTGGTGCATCTGTCCTCGATCAGAAATTTGCTGTCACTGGCTGGCTAGCCGAGACGCAAGTGATCAACACTAGTGCAACTCCGGTGTATCTGGATTTGTACTATTGGCGCTGCCACAAGGCTGTCCCTGCTACGGTTAACGGTCTGCCTGGATCCGTTAGTCGTCTGTATCAGCAAGGTCTTTTAGATCTGGCTGGTAACTTCCCGTTGGGAGGCTCTGCTCTCGATGGCAACGATTATGGTGTTACACCTTATCAGTCGCCCATGCTCTCTGGCTATCTCAAAATCTATAGGAAGACCCGTGTCAAGCTTTCTGCTAATGGTGGTCTTACACAGATTGAAACTAGGTCGGGTAGGAATTACTTCAGGAATTTCGATGTCGACGCCAACTTATCCATGGATTCGCGCTGCACCGAAGGGATCTTCATGATCGTATACGGTGCGCCCTCTGCCACCAATCCTACTGCTGACGCAACCAACCTCTACTTGTCCACCAACATAAACTACACATACAAGATAATCCAACGAAATGTTTTGACTGGCGGTGCTACTCAGGCTTAGATGTACAACTCTTAGACATAAACCCAGGTGCGCCCGAATAGGGCGCGCCCGCTCCTGCCAATGCTTAGTTGAATATATCTATTAAGAAAACTCTACGCGCAATTGCTTCATCCACTTTGAACATGTATGAATTCCCTGTGAAGAACTTATGAACTCCACGAGGAATATGTACTACGCTATGTTTTACATTAATCGATCTCCCGATGTCTCTATCGACGAGATGGATTTGTGCTGTCCTTGGCCAAGCTCCTTTGCCGCTTTCGTCTCCGTTGAAGTGCATATCATCGAAGATGAGGGACTTGTGGTATCCGGCTCTGAACTGCTTGAGGTCGTCCACGTGGCTGACCATAAGGGCGGGCTTAGGTGCATGCTTCCTTGCCCAAGTTGTCTTCCCAATACCCGATCTTCCAATAACGACAACCGATCTGCGAGTTGTAGATTCGTATGTCCGGAGTTGGAGCTCCGGGCTGAGGATCTCCCCGACGATTTCCGTATCGTCTGTGATCGTTTCGGCGTTACTCTTGCTGGCTCCCCAAACTGGAGCAATGGCTCCGATAGGGACGTCGTTGTCAATGGCCCACTGCATGAACTGCAAAAGGCTAGTTGACGCGTTAAGGCCGTCTTCGAGTCTAGGCTTGCTAGAAGTCGTTGCGGGGGCAACGGATTCGTATCCACACTCCCACTGTTCGCTGCATCGGAAGTCCGCTTCTTTCGTGCAGTAATAGAACGCGTTTTCCCTGGCGGTGTCGG